CTGTAAGGTGATATACTTTGACAATCCTAAGAACATTTGACAAGATTGAGAACCCATCCTATGCACGAAGAATCGAAAGATAGCCTAGTTACGGTACGTGAAATCGCATCGATCTTAGATGTGAGTCTCGCAACTGCATATCGATGCGTAAACACGTACAAATTGATTCCAATCGCCGCGCAAGAAATGTATGGCAATAACCGCACACGCAATCTTTTTAAGCGTGACGATGTGTTAGCCCTCCGTGAAAAGCGTACGCCGCAACCAGTCGAAGCATAAAAGGATCACATCATGACGATCGCTGAAACACTTGCGGCGCTCTATACTGATTCGCCAGTATTAGAGATTCGGATTCTCCACAAAACAGGGCAAGTTGATAGTGGCTACTTTAATGATTACGCACGGCTGGAAAAAGCCGTAAGCACATACAACGGCGAGAGCGCGATCTATTTCACACTTAATCCCTGTAAGGCTGAACTAATCGCCAGGATCAATAATCGCATTGATACGCGCGTCAAAAAGACAACGACCGATCGCGAGATCGAAACACGCCGCTATATCATCTTCGATTTTGATCCGGTGCGCGCCGACGACATCCCCGCAACAGACGACGAGCACAAGCGAGCATTGACGGCTGCCGCCAGAACCCGCGATTACTTCACGGAAAATGGTTGGCCGCAGCCGATTGAGATCGATAGCGGGAATGGGGCATACCTACTTTATGCGATCGATTTTCCGAACGATGAGGAGTCACGCAAGCTCGTAACTGATTGTCTCACGGCGGCAAACCTCTTGTTTGGCGACGATTGTGTTAAAATCGACACCAAGATGGCAAACGCAGCGCGGATCATTCGTCTGCCCGAAACGAAAAATATCAAGGGGGATAGTTCAAATGATCGCCCGCATCGGTATGCACGTGTTATAGCGATTCCGCATGCGATTCACACGGTACATAAACTACTGTTACAGAAACTAGCCGATCTCGTGCCGCAAGAGCCGAAACCAACGTCAATCATACCCAAATTCGATTTTGATAAATGGTTAGACGACAATCAAATCGAAATCGTCAAAAAAGAGCGTTGGAATACTGCGATCATGTACACGCTGGCGCGGTGCGCGTTTAATCCTGCACATAAGGATGCGGCGATCTTCCGTTATGATAACGGTGGGTATCAATACAAGTGTTTTCACAATAGCTGTGATAAAAACAACTGGCGCGCGTTTACGAAACTCTACCCACTTCCCGATTCTGGTAAGTCGAAGAGCGCGAAGATCATGGCGAAACTCTTTGATCTCGGATACACGTTCCGCATGAATGAATGCGGTGATCGAATCGAGGTCAATGGCGTACCGATTACCAACGGGTTAGCGGCGAAAGTGAGAGTCCAGATGACAGACCTTAATTTCAAAAGCGTACGCGAGATCGAAGATGCGTATCACGCAAACGCGCTGGATAACAGCTACCATCCCGTCAAGGATTACCTAAATAAGTTATCGTACGACACAAATCGTGACTATATTCGTGAGCTTGCAGATCATTTTAAGGATATTCACCCATCGATCAATGGCGAATCCGTCTTTTATACGTGGTTCAAACGGTGGTTGATTGGTGCGGTTGCAAAGGTGTTTGGCGATCACCAAAATCCTATGCTCGTCTTAGACGGGCCGCAAGACATTGGAAAATCCTACTTTGCACAATACCTAGCAAGTGGTCTACCACACTTTTTTCTGGAGAGCGCGATCGATCCGGAGAGTAACGACCATAAACTCCGCTTGATTCGATCGTGGATATGGGAAGTAGGCGAATTAGGTGCAACGACTCGCAAGGCGGATGTTGAAGCGCTCAAGTGGTTTATCACGCTAAAGCAGGTTGACGTACGTAGGCCATACGATCGCTATGACATGCAAAAACCAGCGTTAGCATCATTCATCGGTACGATCAACAACGACGGTAGCGGCTTTTTGGTTGACACAACGGGCAACCGCCGCTTTCTGGTTGTTACGTTGCAACACATCGATTGGAGTTACACACGCATCCCAATCGATCAGGTGTGGGCGCAAGCGGTGTGGTACTGGCGCAACGATGAATCGGCAACGCTCACCAAAGACGAGAAACAGTACCAACGAACACTTAATCAGGACTACGAAGCCGAAGCAACGTACATGCCAATGCTACTACGATACTTTACGATCGATCGCGACGATAGTGCATGGATGTCATCGTATGACATTATGACGATCTTACAACAACGTGAGCGCTTGTCAGGGCCGCCGCGTAGTCAATCGATGGAGTTATCCCGCGCATGTAAAGCGCTGGGACTCGAAAAGCGCCGAATCAATGGCGTACACGGTTACTGTGGGATTAAGCCGAAAGATCAGATAACACTTACTATGCCAGTAAAACAGGGGGTAAACTCATGACAGAATGGCATCCGATCACTGAGATTGTACGCAATTGTGATGTATTGTTATACGGGCCTGAAACAAAGTTTTCAGCCGTTAAATATCGATTGGGTTATTATGACTCGGAATCAGATCAGTTTGTGTGGTACGGCGATTTCGACGATCTTGATATGTGGAATCCGACTCACTGGTGCTACTTACCAGCGTCACCGGAGGTAAAACAATGAATCGTCTTAGTAAGTCGCATAAAAAACGTATGCAAACAGCGATCGAACGTCAATCGCTCCCATGCGCGCATAAAGGCTATTATTCATCGCGACATCTCGCAAAACAAGCTGCGAAGAAGTTTAGCCATGAATACGACAAGCAATTGATGTTTTATCGCTGTCCGCATTGCGGGATGCATCATCTAACGACTGTGAGATCATAAATGCCAAACAAGCCGAAAACCAACTACAAAGCGCGTGACGGTGAGATTCACGCGAAAGACACCTTTCAGACGCCCGCCTACGCGCTTGATCCCCTACTCCCCTATATTGAGCGCTTTAGGACCGTGTGGGAGAGCGCACACGGTCATGGGTATCTTGTACGAGCGCTTACGCGCGCGGGCAAAGACGTTATCGCAAGCGATTTAGCAACACAGGGAGATTTTTTCAAGCTTAACGTGCGTGACCCGATTGGCGGCAGTTTGAGTATTTTTGATTGTAATGTGGTACAAGTTACAAACGTACCATTTTCGCTTAAATTTAGGTGGATTGCGGATAGCTGTAATCGCCGTCGTGCGTTCGCACTCTTAGTGCCCTCTGATGTCTTGTTCGCTGGCGAGCGAGTCCAACCGTTGATCAAACGATACAACCTGGAGATGCTTGTACCAAACAAGCGGATCAACTATTGCACACCCGAACGCGGATGGGATGGATCATCGGCGCAAATGCACACCAGTTGGTTGACATACGGACTCAATATCGGTCGTCTGATTACCTTTGTAGAGATCAAGCCGCGACCGGAAGAACCGTTAACGCGCAACCTCTTAGACTGGAAGCCCGATCGCCCGAATCAACTGCGTATTTTTCGGCCCGGATCACTGTGAAATACACGTTATTTTAACCAGATTTTAACTTGACAATCCTCTGCGAATCGATTATACTACGTGCAAGTGATAGACGTTCGGGCGCGACTCATAATCGCCACAACGATAGATCAACAACAGTAGACGCTCTGCGGGAATCTGTTGCGTCTATCACACGTCGTTACACATCACAGTATCATGCGGTGTCGCTCACCGTTCCGGTACACCATAGTCGGTAGCTGCGAATGCGGGAGTCCGGCGTGTGTAACGACGAGCCGCGCATTGACGAGTAGCCACCTCGAAGCCGGAGCTAAACGGGCGCGGTACAAAGCGGATCGATCGGGTTGAGTCACGAGTAAGATGTTATGCGAGTCAGGCGACTCCACGTGTCACGCGCATAGCACACCCGATCGATCTATAAATGATACGCAGTAGCTCAGTGGGAGAGCGCGACTCGGCGCAACCGAGCGTACAAGATCGCTATGACTTTTGCTGGATACTAAAGCGGCTAATAGCGATCGGTGTTGGTTCGATTCCAACCTGCGTAACCATGATCTTTGGCCCGAACACGATCGAACGTGAAAACAGAAGCGCCGTAGGCAAACCGAACAACACGTGACTTTAGGTAGGCGTGCGGGAATCGTATCGGCGGATCGTAAGTAGGACGCGAGAAGGCAGACCGTCATGTAACCACATCAAACGATCTCTACTCGTATCTGGAGTCAAAAATCGGTGTGTATACCGCTACACGTATCTATGCGCGATGACGATCGCTAAATCGGCAGCATTTGAGTGCTGCGATCATAGACACAACATCGATCGCGGTTGACTCCAGATACGAGTAGAGAACAGAAGTTTTTGTAATCGAGCATGAAAGGAAAACAATCTCATGGCAAAGAAAGTTGACGAGCAGACTCAGATGGTTGAATGGCTACGGCTTGCGGATGCTGCCGAACGTACGGGCAAATCGCAGGCGACGATCCGAAGCGCGCTCCGCAAGCATGAGATCTTCACTGCGAATTCGGATGCGTTTCGCGAGATCAGGCCGATGTTGCAGATGCCCGATGGCTCGTTTCAGCCTGGTGGGGGGCACAGCAGCATCGTTGTACGCAGCGATCTCTTGCAACAGTGGGCCGAAGTTGCCGACCAGCGTGCGACGACTCAGCGATCGGTGGGTACAGTCTACAAGCTCAATCTCCGCGATCAGCCGTTGGACGCCAATCAGATCGCAGGTGTGCGTGCGGCTAACGATCAGATCGCGCGCGACGGCAGCACGATGACTCTCCAACAGGCCGTTGAAGTCTTGCTGGCACCGTTCGATGTCAACCTGCGGCGCGCGTTTGAGCGCAAGCCGCGTGAAGAGTCGAACGCGAGCGAAGAGTCGCATATCGACACGGCGACTCCAAACACCGATAACGTTCAACAGGTTGCTGCCTTTGAGTTTGAGCTTGTCGAAGGCTAACGACCGATCGCACACCGAACTAAAAGCACTTGACATTCGATCGTCAAGTGCTTTTAGATTCTCTCAAATCTACACGGTTTCAGGGATTGACATTGATAATCGATTGTGGTATGATTACGTCAGTTGAGAAACGATATTTAAGAAAGGTACTGACGATGGCTATGAGTATGAAGTATGGCGATCGCGGCTTCTATAAGCGCGAAAATTGGCGGATCGTAGATGTTACCGCATCGGATGATGCAGTAACGGCATTTGGGAGTGGGGTAGGCTATACGGAAACAACGCTAGACGGTCGGCGGATGTGGACGGTAGACGGTGTATATCACTATGAAATCGTTCGCAAGGACGGCGCACCAAACCGTGCATACGGTATGCACTGAAGAGATCGAAGAAGCGTTAGCGTGTTGTTGGGGGATCATTATGATCCCCCAACACAACTGCCGTATCTTTACGGAAAGGATGGGCTTCTATGCCAACCTCAACCACCTTCGACTGGAACGACGATCGCGTCAAGCTCGTTATCGAGCGCGTCACCGCGAAAAATGTCAAAGTTACCCGTGAGCATTGCGAGAAATCGAATACACTGCAATGGATTGCGACGTACTACGCCGAAACGTATGGCGGATCATTCGATTTCATGCGCCAGATGCACGCAATCATCGGCTCTGGCGGACGCCTGAGTTTCGGCCAGATGGCGGGCGTTGTCAACTGCATGATCGCAGAGTCAAAGCGCCGTAAGCCATCCAAGATTGAGGACCTTTCCGCCGATCTCCCAGCCGTTGCACCACCTGTGATTCCAAGCGTCGTACAAACAACCGAATCCGCGTACGAGTCGCTACGTGAGGCGCAAAAGAGTAACAGTAGTACCGGCGCCGCATTGCGCGATCTGCTGTATGCAACTGTAGCGGAGCGCCGATCAGATGAAGCGGTTACGCCGGTTGTCAAAAACGGTACGTACACCGTTGTGCTGAGTGAGGCTGGCGCGTATCGTACGCTGCGAATCGAGGACTGTCCCGAAATGATGGATCGCCCGGCTGGTACGCAGATCGCGGGGTTCCTCTCTGGTCCCGATAACGAGCGCGATTTTACCAATTGCGCATTCATCGCGGGGAGTCAAGTCATAATGTGGGCGCGTTTCAAGCACGACTCGACTTCCGCGCAAGCGCTTAAAATCCTCGTGAGCGCGACCGACGACCAGCGCGCCGACTATGGCACGGCCTATGCCATGGAGAGTGGGCGATGCTGCCGCTGTGGGCGCAAGCTCACCGTACCAGCGTCCCTGTTTCGTGGTATGGGGCCGGAGTGCAGTAAGAAGGCTTGACGTAGGAATCGCCCATTTTGTCTTGCTGTTTTGTTCGTACGATACAAAAGGTTAACAATGCACTACGCCGATCTGACACCGATCGAGCGCGCGATCTTTGATCTCATTACGGATGACTACACGGTACAAGAGATCGCCTACGCGCTAAATCTATCGATCGCGGCTGTTCAAACTGCGATTAAATCTCTGAAACAAAAGTTGAGTACGCAATGAAACCCACACCAGAACTGTACCAACTGCTGCAAGATGCGTATGATTTTTTCAACGCGCATCTATTCGACAGTGAGTTACCGCAATGCTTGATTACGCTGCAGCGCAAGCGCGGTGCGGGCGGATATTTTTGGGCAGAAATCTATCGAACACGCGATCAAGAGGATGATACAACGATTTCGGAGATTGCACTTAACCCTGAAACGTTTGATCGTGATGAGCGCGATTTGCTGTCAACATTGGCGCATGAGATGTGCCATGCGTGGCAAGAGTATCAGGGTGAGAAAAAAGCGCGTAAGGGGTATCATGACCGTGAATGGGCTGAAAAGATGCTAGAGATTGGCTTAAAGCCGATCAGCTACGATCAGCCGGGCAAGATGACTGGACAGCGTGTCTCACACGAGATTGTTGACAACGATCGCTTTGACATCGCATGTACAACGTTTCTTAAACTCGCTACCGATCGTCTGAAATGGTTTTCGCTGAAACCCACGAAGAAAGACACGAAGAAGAACAAAATCAAGTATACATGCCGTGGTTGCGGTGCGAACGTCTGGGGGAAACCGGATATGTCGATCTTTTGCGGTGTATGCGAAGAGGAGTATCAGACCGATGTCAAATAAAAATGGATCACATTGGTTACGGCCGACAACGCGGCTTGCAATCTACTTACGGGATAACTTCGCGTGTGTGTATTGCGAAAAAGACCTCAAACGGGTCAAATCAAAGCTTCGTACGATCGATCACATCATTCCGCGCGAGAATCGCGGATCAAATCATCCGACAAACCTTGTTACGTGCTGCAAGCGCTGTAACGATCTGAAAGGTACAAAACTAGCACTTGATTTTATTGATCAATTTCGATCGCGTGACAAAAATGCTGCGATTCGGCTGGTACAGCAGCAGTATGCACCGCTGCCGCGTGATCTCGCACGCAAGATCATCAAAGGTGAGATATGACAAAACTTGTTGCGTTCGATCCTGGTGGGACGACGGGATTCGTTATTTTCGATAACGTTGACTACAGAGCACGTGATTATGATCTCAGTGCGGTTGGCGTCATCGAATGGCATGATCGCAAGCATATCGAGACGATCTTGCGATCAAGTATGCCGGATGTCATCGTTATCGAAGATTTCAAACTTCGTCGTGATAAGGCGTTGGAGCAATCCGGCAGCGACATGCCTGCCCCGCGCGTAATTGAACGTATCCTGGTGTACTGTGAGCAACTAAAGCTTGACGATCGGATCGTCATACAGATGCCGGGATTACGTACAAGCTGTAATGTGCCGCTAGAACATCAAAGGGTGTGCCGTATCTCACATATTCGCGCGGCATATCTCCACGCGCGATATTATGTTTTGACGCATAAGAGGTTGGGGCAATGAGTGCTTACGATCGACTAACACCACAGTTGCGCGAGGTTGCGCGTCTTATTACATTAGGTTGGACGACTGATCAAATCGCGGCGCATCTTGACATATCAGTTCATAGCGTTTATGTGTATATGTCACGAATACGCGACGAAATTGAGGCTGACGGTGTGCCGCGCCCATTTTTGCGTAGAGGTATCGCTAAATGGTTTGTCGAGGTATTTAAACGATGAAAGAATTACGATCATATCAGACGTACGCCAGTGCTGAGATCATGCGGCTGAAGCGCTTGTTACTTGCCGATGACACCGGACTCGGCAAGACGATCACCGCAATCGATGTGATCAAGCGTGTGGATGGTCCGGTACTAGTTGTTGTGCCGAAGACGATCAAATTGCAGTGGTACAATGCGCTCATCGATCAGGGTATCGCCGCAACGACGATATTAACGCCCGATGCCGCGCTGATTGATCTTGATCTTGCGTATCGCGGTGTGCATGTCGTGTTATTGCACTATGAGATGCTCGTTAAGCACATCGATCAACTAAAGCGCGTTCATTGGTCGTTAGTTGTATTAGACGAAGCGCATCGGATTAAGAACCGTAAGACGCGAAAAAAGAATCCGAACTACGGCAAACGACCGGGTGAGCCGAAGACAATTTCAGCCGACACACAGCGTACAAAAGCTGTCTACGCGCTCAAAGCCGATTACAAGCTCCTACTGACGGCGACACCGTATGACGAGCGCAACCCGGCTGAAATATGGTCATTGTTACACTGGCTTGATTCGCAGTTTTTTACATCATATTGGCGCTTTTATGACGCACATATCAACTACGAGATATGTGATCGCTATGGACGTATCATCAAAGAGGTTAAAAAAGACAAACCACTTCGCGATCCTGAAAGTTTCGCGCGCGTGATTCGCCCGTATGTGTTGCGTCGATTGAAGAAGGATGTACGTGCTGATCTCCCGGATCGCATCGATCAGACGATCGATCTGGAGATGAACGCGGATCAAGCTGCGATCTATCATACGCTCTATGACGCGGAGATCAACGCGCTTATTACGACACTGCACGACATTGAGGCACAACGCCTTTTTCACAATCGCTACGCCGCCTGGGCGTTAGGTCAGATTGCCGACGAACCACAGAGCGCGATCGAAATTAGTATGCCGATTGTGTTGACGCGCATCCTACGTCTAATACAGACAACGACCGATCCGGCGCTCTTGGGACATCCTACGGCGTCAAGCGTCAAGCTAGATTGGTTGCGCGAGTGGTTGGAGGATCATCCAGACGAGAGTGTGATTGTTTTTACGCGGTTTCGCGAGGCGGCGATCAAGATCAACGGCTGGAGGCTGTTTGACAAGCTGATCGTTGGCGGTCGCAAACGTGAGAACGTGACGACCGCAGATCGCCGGATCGTGGGGACGATCGCCGCGATGGGGGAGGGTCTTGATCTGCCGTGGATCGATCACGCGATCTTTTTAGATGTAGAGTGGTCGTCTATCATGATGACACAAGCGATCGATCGCATCTATCGGATCAACATTGCAAACGTAAAGCACGTGATGTATTTGCGATGTGCTGGAACGGTTGATCAATTGGTACATGACGCGGTGGAGCGCAAATGGTCTACGCATCAGATCGTAGAGCAGTTTCTAGTAGAATCGAGGGTTGTATGACAGACGTTACAATAATCTCGCCACTGTGGAGACCATATCACGTTGTCTATTTGGTACACCGCGCGTCAACAGATAAGAATGTGACATATGGCGGTGAGACACTCATGGCGGAGTCTGAAGATGCTGCCCGCGCAATAGTCGAAGCTGATCTAAAGGCGCAGTACCCAAATCACGTAGCAATCTATGTATCTGTGAGTGCGTTTTCGGAGTATGAGATCGGATTGATTGTCGATTACGATCGCCATCGTGTCAAAACACCCAAAACCGCTTAAGCGGTTATCGTAAAACGACGATATTAGAATGCTTGACAATCGAGTACAGCCATGGTATAGTAACAACATCAAATCGATTGACGATTTGACTAGCGAAGAGGTAATAGCGTGACTTATCGAAACGTCCAGCGCGTATTGGTCGCGATGTTGCAAGAGCGCGTAGCTACGTTTTTCCTCGATGCGGAAGGATATGAGATTCCGATCGATCTTCGTAACGAGTATGAAAATGAGCGCTATATAGCGCTTGCAACGTTGTGGCAACGCATCGAGTCAGCTAAGTCCCTATCCGACTTAGACGCCGTATGCCGTGATTTACTCGCGTTCGATAATTTATAATTTTAAAGGAGGGGGCCGACCATGCAACGAATTGTAAACCTCACACCACACGCACTGAATCTCTATGCGCCCGGCTATGTTGGTGGATACGATGACTACGGCCAGTTTAACGAAGATCTTCAGGTCGCGCCGAAGCTGCTTGCTGTGATCCCGTCGTCTGGTGTCGCGCGGGTGAGTTCGACACCTGGTGAGGTTGTCAATACGCATATCCAATTCGAGTCGGAGGGCGTGACTCACCGACTCTATGATTTTCCGATCGCCCGTCCGTTTGAGTGGGAGCAGATCGATGGCCTACCTGATCCGCAGGACGGCATTATCTATGTCGTATCAACGATCGTTGCACAGCGCGCCATGCGTGCAGATGTGCTGTCGCCAGGTACCGGGCCAAGCGATGGATGTATCCGCGATGAGCAGGGGCAAATCGCTGGCGTGACTCGCCTAATTGCGTGGGTATAGGGTTACATGCAGATTATCAACAACCACACGCCGAATCACGGCGCGCAAGGGACGTTTGTAGAGCCGATCACGATCGATAACTCCGCGATCGATTACGTGTACGTGCTGATGTGTCGTTTAGTTGATGAGACACATGGGCACATATCAAGCGTATTTCGTGACGAGTCGCGTGCAAATGCGGCGTGTTCTGTATTGAGCAACCTGTCAGAGGATGCATCGGTGATCGAATATTACATCGAACGCCACATCTTACGATAACATGCGCGCCAGGATTGCCCGCGCGCGTTGATCAACGTAGCTATCGAGTGGGCTGAATGCGAGATCGGCCCATGGTGCATCCGCAATACCGACTGTAAGACGACTGGATGCGCCAACGCCACCAAACGCATGACTTGCAACAGCGTACAGTTTATTGTTCATTGCAAGCCATACACACCCAGAGTCGTCTTTGAATTGATCGTAACGGTAGAGATCGTCGTCAAGCAATTTGAAAATAAACTCGCCGTTGTTATCGTAAAACCAACCACAGCGTAGTTTGTCGGCTTGCTTGAAGGTAACGATCGCACCCGGCCCGCCAAGAACCGGCACAACCACAACATCCGTCACCACACCATCATCAGGCAACCCGACAAGGCGAGTCCAAGTAAAATTGAGTGTTGGCATGAAAGGAGTCTCCTATGCGAGCACAGCTATTGTACGACCGGAGAGACCAGTTCGCAGAAGTCAGCGGCAGCGATCTTCATGAATTATTTCGGTTCCTCTGCGACGGCGATCCATCGCCGTCGGGAGCCGTAGATATTCCAGACGACCGGCTCCGCGCAGCACAAGTCGCGTTCGCTGATTCTGATATTGCTGCGTTTGTCGCGATATTCTGTGTAGTATAAGTAAGTCTAGCATGGCTGTCAATGATCTCACGACACGGGATCATTGACAGGCCATAGCAACTGTGGTACAATTATTGTACCTGAGAGAGGGGTAATTACAATGAGTACCATTCCTGAGCTTGATGTGCTAAAGCGACGATTACATGAGCGCCAGATGCAAAGAGCGCAGTATGGTTTCAGCGTCGATCCGTCTGTTGTGATGGAGATCGAGTCGATTGAAGCGATCACGCATGTGATGGGGTTGATTGATGTTGGTCGTCGCAATCTCATCCATTTGCTCAAACAACGCGAACACTTCGGCGCGAGTGTACCGCCGCATATCGTTAACCAGATTGCTAACGAACGCGATCAAATCGCAGCGCGTATCCGGCTGTGTCGCGAACGTGGATATACGATCGCGGCGCATCCTGTTGACGCGGATGTTACGCCAATCGAATCGCCAACTGGGCCGATTGTGTTTTCGCGCAATCCGATCGACACGATTCGCGAATCGTTAAGTGATCTGGAAACGATGATCCGTCATAATCAAAAGGCGTTAGCACTTGATTTGTGCCGCAAACTTCGCACGCTGTTGGAGTCGCAAGATGCCAGCGAAGATTAAAGACTACGAGATTCACATATCAGACATCCAACGCTTTAAGCGGTGCCGCCGTGAGTGGTCATGGGCTTCGCATCTCAAGCGCAACCTGGAACCGCGCGAGAAATACGCACCACTGTGGATTGGCACGCTTGTCCATCATGGTCTAGAGATGCGGTATCGATCGCAGCTAATGCCGGAAGAATCGATCGAATCGTTTGCAGATGCGAATCTTTCGGAAACGCAGCGCAATGATCCGAAAGTGTATGAAAATACAGTTCTAGCGATCAATCTCGTTGACAGCTACATCAAATGGCAAGCCACGGATCGTACGTGGCTTGCGGATCGTAACTTTGATTTCATTGCGCCGGAACAGGATTTTAAGGTCTTACTGTGGCAAACGACTCGCGCGCGGATATGGCTTGCTGGTCGCTTCGATGGTATTGTGCGCCGTCGCGACAACGGGCAGTTGTATCTGTGGGAGATCAAGACCACACGATCGATTGCGGAGCGCGAGAAACAGCTTGATTTCGATGAACAGACGAGTGCGTATCTCTACGCTGCCCGCGAACTTGGTTATGACGTGCAAGGTGTCATTTATACGCTGATCCGTAAGAAGCTACCTGAATCACCGCGAATCCTTAAAAACGGACTGTTATCAACGGATAAATCGGTTGATACGACCGCAGAGCATTATTTAGCATGTATTAAGACGCAGCATAGTAACGCTCCGCTTGATCGTGATACGCTTCTGCACTATTATGGCGATATTCTGACGCATCTCGGATCACAGCCCAACAAGTTTTTTAAGCGCTGTGTCGTTCATCGCTCGCAACGCGAGATCGAACACAGCGCTGGAGAGATCATTGACGTGGCGCGCGAAATGCTATCGCCACGAACGCCGATCTATATGACGGCAACCGCCGGATGTAACTATTGCCTGTTTCGATCGCCGTGTGCGGCATACAATCGCGGCCAAGATTACGAAGCGATCTTGGAGCGCGACTATCAACCCAACCAGAAGTTTGTAAAGGGTGAATGATATGCCGATCGAATTTAAGATCGCGACGATCGAAAACAGTTTCGTACGCATGGCGCTTGCGGGACCACAAGGCTCAGGTAAGACGCTCACAGCGCTCAAACTGGCGCGGTGGTTGGGTACAAAGACCGTCGTAGTCGATACTGAGAATGATACCGCGAAACTCTACGCGGATCACCTCGATACGCCGAAACCGTATTACATCTATAATCTCAATCGATTTGAACCACAGGCGTATTGTCAAGTGGTTGCGGCTGTTGCGGCGAGCGATGCGGATGTGTGCATTATCGACTCGCTCTCGCATTCGTGGAATGGGAAAGGCGGTATTTTGGAGATTGCTGGTGGTGACATACGCGGGTGGAAAGCGGCGAATCCGGAGTACCAAAAGTTGGTCACGCAGATAACGAGTTATAACCGTCGTATGCACGTTATCGTCACGCTGCGTGCAAAACAAGAGTACGTTTTAGAGCGCGATGACGTTACCAGTAAGATGACAGTTGTTAAGCACGGCATGGCACCGATCCATCGCGACGAACTACCATACGAGTTTGACATCGTAGGCATGCTTGATCAGAACAACGTCATCCGTTTTGATGGCGTTGGTAAGACTCGTTGTGCTGAACTACGCGGCAAAACCTTTGCCGATCCCGGCAAAGAGTTAGCAGATATTATTAATAATTGGCTGAAAGGGGAATCGAATGGGTAAACCAGTTGAAGGGACCGTCAAACCGATCGTGCGTACAGCAAAATCCGTAATTGAGGGTGCGACTGTTGGCGGGGGCGCGCTCGTCAAGAGCGTCATATGCTACGCATACTGCGCGATTGACGGCACGCTCTTGTCGAAACATGCCGGTTTGTGGGCGCGCAATGGGCTAAAATGTCCAAAGTGCGGGCATACGACGTGGTATATCAAACGCGAATGGCGCGGTATTCCGCTCGTTGACGAGTCTACATTCGACATCACGCAGTACGTGCAGCCGCCAAAAGTCGAGTCAACAGCGCCGGTTAGTAGCGAAGCGCTGGTACAGCGGGCACCGGAACTGGATTTTCAGAAGAGTCTACTTGCGCGGTTGACGCGCATTGCACGCGCGTTGGAGCGCCTTGCGGATGCGTGGGACGGAAGGCGCGAATCAATCTAAGGCTTTCTTTTCGTACGACATAATTATTTTAGTGCAATGGAGGATCAACCATGACTCAGCCGTTTGTGTTCGACAGCAGCAAGGCCAGCGCCCCGGCGATCGATGCCGGGCCGGTGGAAATGACGATCAAGCGCGCGACATTCAAGCGCGCCGACAATAGCACGATGTATATCAATCTGCTGTGGGAGGATGTTGACGGGCGATCGCTGTGGAATAAATTATTCTTTACGGAAAAATCGATTAAGCGCGTGGTTGCGTTTTTGGAGGCGATTGGGCGTCCTGGTGAGCTTGACGGTGAGACGATCGATGAGTCGTTTCTGACTAAGTGGGCTGAAACGTTGTTGGGTGAATCGGCAACACTGGACATCGAATTGAAGTGGTCCGACTACAGTAAGGCAGCCGAGCCAAATGTTAAGTGGTATCGCCCGCTAAATGCGACCAACAGTGCGAATGATCTGCTTGATCTGGACGGCGATCTGTAGCGATGAATCGATTTGTTGCAAGCGTCGCAATCACGTATGCGATCTATCTACTGGTGACGCGGATCGTATTTGATCCGCAGATTGATACGGGTTGGGCGCTTGCAGCAAGTATGATCTATTGGTACGTTCGATTACGCAAGATACAGGGCCGATATAATCGTATAAAGCGACTCAAGCGCAACGGTGGAAAGCACACGGACTTGGAGTGGTATCGATTATGCGCGCGGTATCACTGGCGCTGTGCCAAATGTCAAGCGCATACGAAACTCACAAGAGATCATATTATCCCCGTCTCCAAAGGTGGGACGGATGATATATCGAATCTACAACCATTGTGCCAATCGTGTAACAGTTCTAAGGGTAAAAAGATCATAAGGTACTGATATGCGCGAGTTTTTCAAGAAATTTTACCGAATCGCAATTTACACACCGTATCTTGGTGCAAAAGCATGGTTGTCGCTCTTTTTACTCACGACCGCGACGACGTATGCGAGCGCGCAATTTTCGGGCCAACATGCGATTTTTCCATGGTTAGTTGCCTGGATGCTCGCTGTGGGTATCGAGTGGACGTATCTGAGTGGGTTGTATTATGCCGATCGTACGAAGTCGAATTGGTACGTGTGGCCGATGATTGGCGTTGGCGCGCTCACAAGCGGGTTGTATGCGGTGCTTTACATTCTTGGCGTGTACAGCATTATTCCACAGCGCCCGCAAGGTTGGATCGCGCTGATGCTGGCGCTTGCACACGTTGTGCCGCTGATTCTCTTACTCTTTTGCTATACGCTGGTAAAGCGCCAGTATGCTAAAGAGCAGATCGCACATAATGAGTTTTTGGCTGAGCTAGATCGTGCTGAACGCATACGTCAAGACCAGCGTGCGACCCTTCGGCTGGAGTTGGAGCGGGCGAAAGTTGACATTGCAATCCAAGCCGCGCGGGCGAAAGTCGCAAAGGTGTCAAGCAATTCGGCGCATAGGGTGTGCCCAAACTGCGGGATTCCGCTTGATCCACATCGTTACGCAGCAGCAAAAAAATATGGCTCCTGTAAGGCATGTAATCCACGCTAGGTGGATACATTTTTACACGTTTTTTCATTGTGGATGTTGTGGAAAACGTAAAAAGTTAAAATCGCCTTAATCTGTTTGGCAACTGTTTGCACCCTATCCGGCACGCGATCCAAACTGTTTGAGCGGGACAGTGAGCAGGACAGTGCCGCAAAAAAGTTTTACACGCGCGTCTTACACGGTTTCCACCGAGAAAGGCTTTACACATGCAAGACAATACCGCAGAGTTTCGATCGATGTTAGACGGTATTGCGCAGCAGGTCGTTGATCGTGCGCAAGAGATGATCCGTCAGGGCATGCGCATTAACGCAGCGTTTAAAATGGCCATCGCGTGGGAGCTTGAAGTACAGATGAAAGCCGTTATGACGACGACAAGCGCGGATCGTGTTTTCATGCGTACTACACTCACCGCACTATCAACCGCGATTCGCATGCGTGATGATACGCAACTTTATCAGATATGTACGGCGATCGAATCATATATTAAACCCTAATCTCTATATCGCCCGCTAGAAACGATCACACGTGTTTGAACGACGTTTGACAGATATTACACGACCAGCCCACGGTCCAATGGACCTGAATGCTGGTCGTCCAAACGCGAAAGATGCCTTGTATGCGTCTGGATTTACGCTGCTGAACCTTGTCGTTGCATCGATCGGCGCGCTTATTTTCGTATGGGCGCTGCCGAAGGATGCGTTTGCCACATGGTCTGCGGTGCGTGTGGTTGGGTGCGCGTTCGGTGGGATGGTTGTGTTTTTTGGTATGGGCTTTGCATGGCACATGGGGCGCATTACAACGCAGGAATGGCGCGACTATCAGGGCCGTAAAAGCGAGTGGCATACGGTACAAATTGCCATGTATCAGCGCGCAAACGGTTTAGAACACATTCGCGAATACTCTGAACACGAACTGCGACCTGATCTCGCACGTGATGTACTCGCATTAGGGCTTGCGTTGCACTATCGCTACGCAAGCGGTGTGCAACGGCGCGATCTCCACAGCGTACGCAGTTTGGAAGAGTCGATTTATATTGACGCGGGAAATCGCGCGATCTTGATCGGTAAGCTCGCAGGAACGTCACCAGAGAAGGCGAGCGCGCTGTTTGCCAAACTTGGTTGGGTACGTAATCGAAGGCCGGGCCATGCTGGTGATTGGGTTCCGCAGAGCTTTGAGGATGTGATCGATCTTTTCGCGCGAAATTGGTCTAAAGTCGATAGGATTCAAAATGATCAAGAAAGTTAATCTCGATCAAGCCGGACTCGGTATGTTCTTAGGATCAACCGAAGAACATATTATGCGCGCATTGTGGGCTGGTCCAAAAACGTTGCAAGAAATCCACATGTGGATTATCAAGCATCGCAATCCACAGCAGGGTTATAGCGCTGTGAATACGGTGTTAGCGCGTCTGATCGAAAAAGAATACGTATCGAAACATACCGATCTTGGGCAACATGCCGTCTACAAAGCAGACACGCTAGGCGAAAAGGATTTTGTATTACAATGCTTGCGGCATGTGTGCTTGTGTCTTGATATATGGTATCCGCATGTGTTTGCATGTGCATATGATATTGTATTTAACGAGTGTAATCAAGCTGCTGATTCGATTCCGCGCTTTATCCCACCGCGAGAGGATGTATGAAACTCACGATCATACATGGCGATTGCGTTGAAAAGACACGATCGATCGCGGATAACTCGATTGACGTGATCTTTAATGATCCGCCGTATGGCACCGGAAACAGATCGAACAAAACACCCGATTACGATCAATCCGAGTACATGGCAACACGCAACTGGCAGAACTTCTTTGCCGATTGGGATGCACCAGTTGATCCCATCTTTACTGAACTGTGGCTACGTGAAGCATGGCGCGTGCTTAAACCGCAAGGATCGATCTGGATTTGTGGAACGTTTCACAACATACCAGATGTTGCACTGATCGCACGGAGTATCGGTTTGTTTACGATCCAGTGGGTAGTGTGGTGTATACCCAATTCGTTTCCACATCTTGCTGGACAAAAGATGGCAAACGCCAATCAAACGCTCATATGGGCGCGCAAATGTAAAAAACAGCGCCATGTGTATATGTACGAACGCGCGAAAGTATGGAACGGTGGCAAAAATCTACGTGACTATTGGGAGATCAACAACGACGGATCGGTGTGCAACGAGTTACCATTCTTGCGGGATTTTCCTGCGAAAAAACCGCGTAAGCTGATCGCACGTGCGCTAGACATCAGTTTGCCCGATGATCGGCCTACGCACGTGCTGGATATGTTCGCAGGATCAGGTACAACCGGGGACGTATGCCGATCAATCAATCGGTGGATACCCCAGTCGCGTCAACATCCAATCAATTGCACGCTGATCGAAAAAGATCGATCCAACATCGATCGCTTTATCATACCGAGGTTTAAGTAATGCAACCTAAAGCGCCGGGTGCGGATTGCGCCAACTGTCCACTGCGATCACAGCCGTGTGTCCCGTCGTCCAAGCCAGATGGCCTGATCCGCTTTGCCGTAGTTGGGGAGGCGCCGGGTGCGGAAGAGGTTTCAGCCGGAGTATCGTTTGTCGGCCAGTCCGGTAAGCTGCTTCGCAAGGCGATCGAATACGTGGGCTTGAATCCTGATCAGGGTTTTTACTCTAACGCGGTTTTGTGTCGCCCCCCCGGCAACAAGATCGATCAGTATCCGCAAGCCGTTCAGGCGTGCTCAGAACGTCTCAGACGCGAGATTACGGACGTGCCTAATGTTCCGGTCGTTTTGGCCGGAGCAACCGCGCTACGGGCAGCACAGCGCGTTCTGGGGGCATCCGGCGATCCATCTATCATGCGCGCTGCTGGACACTGGATTGACACGCCCGATCGGAGCTTTCTCCCCATCTTGCACCCTGCGTTCGTGCTACGCTCACCCGACTACATCGGCCCGTTTCTCAACAGCTTGCACGCGCTCAACGTTGATCGCTCAAAAGATTGGCTTGCGACGAAATATGATGTACTCGATACCTATGAAGATGTGCTGCTTGTTACAAGCAATTTTAACCACAAAAAGCATGTTATCGCGTTTGACGTTGAAACAAGCGGCTTAAACTGGTATACAACACATGATACCGATCGGGCGCGTTTGCTGTGCTTTGCGTTCTCAGCATGGGATGAACATGCGATCGTCATTCCGGGTACATTGTTTGATGACCATCGCGTGTGCAAAGCAATCGAAGATATGCTAAGACAGTGTACGTCTGTTGCACATAACGGCAAATTTGATCTGAACGTGTTATCGCAGTACGGTATTCATGCCGATCTGAGCGATGATACCATGCTCATGCACCACCAACTTGACGAGAATCCTGGTGGACACGGCTTAAAAACGCTCGCATCGATCTATCTTGGTGTACCCGATTACGAAGCGCAGTTGGTTGATAAACACTTTCGTGGTGTTGATCGCGCAAAGCGTGACTACTCAACTATCCCGCGCGATAATCTCTACAAATACGTCGCAATCGACGTATGTACTACGCTGGCATTGCATCGCGTGTTCAAATCGATGCTTGCAGATCAAAAACTTATTGAACCGTATACAATAGCGCGTGATGGATCGAACATGCTGCAACGCGCTGAACAGCGTGGCTTTTTGATCGATCGTGTGTATCTTGAAAGAGTACGGCTAATGATCGGTGCAAAGTTACGTGATGCGGAATACATGGTACAGGATGCCGCAAGTACCGTAGCACGCAAATATCTCGACAATGTACCAGTAACACAATGGACTCACATTCGTGGTATTGATTGGATCAAGACGATTGATCAATATCGCGCTGTATTGGAAAAGATCGCCAATGGGATCAATATCGCAAGCTGGCAACAAATGCAAGTCTTGTTTTATGACGTACTAGGACTCAAGCACGGTAAAAAACTCGGATATAAAACAAAACCGCGATCAACCAACGCAGAGGCGCTTGACAGCTTGCTTGAAGCCGCGCCAGATAATAAACTCGTGAGAACGCTCAAAGAGTTTCGCAAGATTGATAAAATTCGCTCAACCTATGTTGAGCCGATCTTGCGGCTGATTGATCGTGATGATCGCATGCACATTAACTTTAAGATACATGGTACGGAAACATACCGCCTAAGCGCCGCCGATTCGCAGCATGGCATTCCACGGCCAACCGACCAATACGGCCAGATGATTCGCGGCGCATACATCGCGACGCCCGGCTATAAGCTGGTGATGTGTGATTACTCGCAAGGCGAATTACGAGTCTTTGCCGCGCTGAGTGGTGAGCCGTTTTTGCTAGAGACGTTCGATCGTGAAGAGGACCCGCACGGCAATCTGTGTCTTGCATTGTTTGGCGATCATCCACGCTTGCGTGGCATGACCGCAGCCGATTACGACAAGGCAACGGCTGAATGGCGTCTGCCGGAAATCGAAGGATACACACTAAAAGATCAAAAAGCGTTGTGGAAACACTACCGCACGATCTCAAAAAACGTCATGTTCGGTGCTGGTGTGTATCTTGGTGGTGCATCCGGTATCGCTGCGATGATCCCCGGCGGTCAAGTTACTGCACAGCAGCTAGAGCCGGTGATCAAACGTATGAAAGCAAGTATGCCGATCGCGGCGCAATGGCAACAAAACCAATTCCGAATCGCGCGCGATCAGGGTTATGTCGAAAATCGTTTTGGGAATCGGCGGCGCTTTCCGTTCATCACATCCGAAACGCTTGACGAAATACGCAAGGCAAGCGTCAACGCGCCTATCCAATCGAGTCTCTCACAGTTGACACTTTTAAGTGCGATTCTTTTTGATGATCTCTATCGCGATCGTGACTGGCATGTACTACACTTAGTACACGATCAGATCATTACAGAAGTACCAGACGCGCAAGCCGACTATGCGGCAGCGTGTCTACAGCAAGCAATGATTACACTCGGTATGAGGTGGTTTCCAGAGGTTAAATGGAAAGCTGACATCGAAATTCAAGATCGATGGTATCAAGAAAGGCCAGAACTATGACTCGTCCAACAATTGTGTGTCTTTGCGGATCGACTCGTTTTGGGGATGCGTTTCGTGAGGCAAATCTACAAGAGACGATCGACGGTAAGATCGTATTATCAATCGGTTGTGATCTCAAAAGCGATCACGAACTGTGGTCCGATTTGACTACTATCGAATTGACGCGATTAAAGGCGCAATTGGATGTATTGCACCTCCAAAAAATCGATCTCGCGGATGAGATACTTGTACTGAACATTGGCGGGTATATAGGCGAGTCAACTATGCGCGAAATTATCTACGCTGAACGGCACGGCAAATTAGTTCGGTATCTTGAAGAAGGATGAGGTAAAAGACGTGACAAGCAATTGGACGATCGTTGGCCTTGTTATCGCCGCGATCTTGCTTGCATTGTTCGTGTTGTGTGTTATTGTCACGTTGTATGTTTTGATCACTGATTTACGCGCAATCCACCGCTGGATGCGATCACGTGACGAACGCAACGATGACTCATGCTAATTGCTTTGTAAGTCGCGCTACTTGAACGTCAAGATTTGGTTGTGGGAGTTCTAACTCCACATCTTTTAATTGTCCGGACACGAGATCGTATGATACGCGCGTTACAACTAACGTGCGTATTTTGTCGTATACAAGCCCGACGATCGGTGGGAAATTGCGGATTGTTATCGTATCATCCGCGCGTAATTCACGCGGATCGTGCCATGCGCCACTTGAGTCGTAGATAGCACTGATCGGTACGTTAACACGCGGGATTGGCTCTTTTGTGGAAGCTAGGATCGTGTCTCGCATGAGATTCGCCTGTACCGAGTTGCTCACATTACCTCGCACGATTTTACCGCGTGTAATACCCACACGTGCGATACTTGTTGCATCTGATGCGGTTGATCGCTGTTTGCGCCCACTCGCATCAGTATATAGTATAACTACCCTGTTTGCAAGCTGTGTCAATGAACGCTGAATATCAAGTGAATCGATGTCAATGTACCATGTACGCCCCGATCCACGCGGGCGTACGATAAGTTGCCGATTTTCGTAGATGAGTGCGGTCCAGACACGCGGGATTGTTTGGTTATCACCAGCGCTTTTTACGAGCGTGTTTATAGCATCCGATGGCAAGCTGTCCTCAAAAATTGCATCTACTTGATCAACGCCTTGACTCTGAATCATCCCCAATGATGCGCTTATTTGCGTTGAATTAACCGCGTTTACAGTTGTAACACAATCTTTAATGATCTCATCGGGGTAGATAACATGCGCTTGTACCGTATCTGCTGCAAGATGCGCTTGCGCGAATACGGCGGTAAACGTTGTTGACGTAATTGCGGTAACGATCACGCTCTCACTAATCGTACCGCCAATTTGCAAACGCTGTCCAACATAGATGTTCGCCATACTTGCTGGCGTTACCGTACGTGTACCTGCTGCGATTGCGGTTCCGAGAGTTGTACTGATTCGGTTGGCTGTTGACGATACAAGGCGGATGTTTGTTAATCGAATAAAATTTGCGCCCGTTTCACCCGCCGGTGTTGAGTTTGCGCCCGTATTGTTAAAGATTGCAAATTCAATGTAATCACAGCCCGAAAACGTCACGTTAAGTGATCCTGAGACTTGCGCACCACTCCCTGTAACAGCCGTCGTACCGGCTGAACCTGTAAATCCCGCTTGATGGCGGATGTATTGAAAAACCCAATTTAATGGCAGATTGATCGTGTAGTCAAATGATGCGCCAACTATCTGGCGGCTACTTCCATCCGGAATCTGGTAGAGCCACGATCCGACATCCGCGCCATTATTGAAGATGATCCCCTTTTGTGTTGTAAGGTAGAGTTGATTAGAATTGTTTGCTTGATATTTTGCTGGAGTACGATTCGTAATATCGAGTTCATTCATTTGCCGCCAATCACGTACCCCGCTAATACTCCACAGCGCAGTATGTGGTACGTCTGACAACGCAACCCAATGCCCTAACGCAACGATTTTTAATCCGCCGCTCGCGCCGTGGATAAATTGCGTTGCATCATTTAATCGCCCTTCAAAGATGCGCATCGGCCCAAACGTCGCTATGACGCGCAATGCGCCGTAATTGAGATAATAGTTAAACGCATCATAGAACGGGATGCGCAAAGCAGCCTCAAGCGACTCAAAACCGTGTTCACCAGTGTGTACAACACCAGATCGCACGAACGTAGACCAATCATCGATAAATACGCCAGATGCGGTCTGAACGATCAACGATGTCATCATATAGTAACTACTCCGGTGTTAGAAAGCCTTTGGTGCGCGTTGCACTTAAAGCCCACTGCGCTGCTGATGTACCTGCTACGTTTGCCACGTTCCAGAAGTTTGATTGTACCAGCATGACAAGCATGCTGAAATCTTGCGCTGTACCGCCGTAGAGCATATATGGATTACCCGCGTAGTCAAGATTACGTACGGTTGACGATCGCTGGACTAATGCTTGCGCTTGTGTGAGCATCGCGTGATCAACAACGATACCGAGACTCGGATCAATTGAATTGAGTGTTAGAAACGATGTTGTGCGCTCACACCACACAGCGACAGCATAATCGATGTCAACAGTAATCGAACCGGATACGCTACGCACATTAAGGCGCATCTGTGTGATAAATTCGCCATTAAGATCACTGCGCAACATACCACAGAATAGCACTTGCGGTACAGACGGATTGACGGCAAATAGGGTTACTTCTGGCATTGCGATCGTACGCCCGCCCGTTGTGATCGCCTCGACATAAACGATCACGTCAACGGTCGTTGACCCGTTTTTCATCACCGCATAAACGGCCATGTATTCAGCGCCATTATTTCCGGTAAATGCACTACTTGTATAGGATGAATTACTCGTAGTAGCCGTGATTCGCCCAACATACCCATTCGTTGCAAGATTTGTGCTATCCGCCGTACCAGTAGTACCACTAAACACCTTTGATGCGCCCGATCCGCTTGCGGCGCCTTCAATGATGTCATAATCGTTATTACGATTTGCGCAAATAATCACACCACTTGCAGAGGTTGTCTTAACGCCACCGGATGCGCTTGCCGTAAGTGTTGCAGCGACAGGATCAACAATAGCCGCTGTCTCAAGATATGATACCTTAATCGGTCCTGGCGCTGCGGTAGCAGCTACATTCGCTGTATCTGTCGCACCGAGCCATAAACCATTTTTGCGCGTGAATCGTGCCTTAATACCCTCAATACGATAAAAATTACCAACTTGCGTAAAGTTGGTTGGTAATAATACGGGCACCCTATCTTCAGTAATAATAACCACGTCTTGCATCGGTACTGTTTGTGTTGATCCAGCAAGTTGATATTTAATCAACACAGGTACATCACTACCATTGATTCTGTGGCGCTTATTCCACCAACGCCACGCGCGATCGAATAGTTTATTAAGTGTTTGAAGATACGTCAAACACAGTGCAGGAGTCGCCGCAATGATATTTAAACGCCATTCTTCGGTAACACTCGTATACGGTAACCCCAATTCACTCGGATTCGGTACCGCAATTGCGGGTGCCCATGTATCCCACACGAGTGTATACGGTGTTGGCGATCCATCGGCGGCCATAAATACCGCAGATAAATCGCCGTCTGTGATCTCAAGATAGTGGAAACTCGTTGCCATAGTGTTACCCCATCTGCGCGCGGATGTCAACGTTTACGCCCGCAGCACGTAGCGCGGATTGAATCATATCAACAAAATCACTGATTCCGAACGTACCGCGCGCGTCAACATTGACGATCGCAGCAGCTTGTGCCGTACCTTCAAGCGCTTGTACCTGCTCTAGCAGACGAATTTGCGCAGTAAGATTATCAATGTCTGTCTGATCGGTTGCAAGTGCTAATTCCTTTCGTAAATTCGCCATCTCCGCGATGCGCTTCGATTGTTCGTTAAACAACGCTAATGCACCACTTGCATCGGTTGCTGCAAGTGTTGATACTTGTGCGCGTAGTGCATCATACTGTTTCGCCGCATCCTCTGCGATCTTATTTAATGCCTCTTGCCGCCTATTCGCTTCATCCTGTGCGACCATAACATCAGATGCGGCAACTTTCCGTTGGTTTTCGATCTTATGTTGCTCTGCAAGTAGATCGTTTTGCTGCGCATAGAGATCATTTAATTGTTTCTGTTTCGCCTCTTTTTCCTCATCTGTATAGACTTGCATCGCATTGACACGCGCGATTTCTTTCTGAACGTCTTGTAGTTGTCCTGTTACCGCACCCCACTGCGTTGCGAGGTCCTCACCGCGTTTCGTTGCGTTATCAAGCCGTGATGTATCGACACCAGCGCGTAAATTTTGAATCGCTTTTAGTGAGTCCAGTGCGCCGCGTGCAAGACCGACCATATTGGATGTAAATTGATCAACAAACTTGCGCGCGTTTTCACTGAGTTTTGTTGCTACCGTCGGCCACATCGATTGAAAACCGACAAGAAAGCCTTGTACGGAATTGATCGCAAGATCAGCGAACACCGTTGACGGCGAATGAATCCCTAGCACATCTCGCACCGCTTGTGGTATTTCGTTAATGCGATCCTGAATCCAGCCGGTAAAACGTCCCCACGCATTTGATATACCGTCCTGAATACCCTGAACGATTGCAGCGCCGATCTTTTTCATCTCAGATGCTGCCCAAACGGTCTTTTCCGCGATCCATTTTATGATTTCAGTTTGTATCGCGTTCAACTTCGCTTGAATGTATGGTATAACATCTGTCGCAACCCATGTTAAAAACTTATCCGCTAATCGTTTCAGTTCAGGTGTTACGGTTGTAATCAAGTTACCGATAAAATTAACGATTCCCGCCAAAATTGACGCTAATGCACCCGGCAGCGCAGGAATCACATCCGTAGCAACCCATGCGATAAATTTACCTGCTAGTACCAGCAGTTTCGGTATCACATCTGCCGTTGTCGTGGCGATCCAACTTAATAACACGCCGGTTGCTTTACCAAGATTTGCACCGAGTCCCGGCAGTGCGTCAAGTATCCATGTTGCAGCCTTTTGGGCAAATTGTGCAAGATTTTCAGCCCAACGTGGGAGATTATCGAGTAATGTATTGATTAACCCGTTAAAGAAGATGCCAACGTTATTTACCATCTCTGGCGCACGTTCTGAGAGCCATGTCACCGCTTTGACGCCAAACTCTACAAACGTTGCGGCGATTTGTGGAACGTATGTCAGTAGTTGATTGACGAGCGATAATATAAACTGTGATACGTTGGCAAGCAAACTAGGAATTGCATCAACGATCCAATCTACAGCCGGTCCCGCAAGCTGTCCAAACGCAGTTAGCACCTGTGGCAAGAGGTTTGTGATCCCTTGCAGTAATTGATCGCGCAGATCAGAAATTCCCGTAAGAATCGATCCAATAAACTGATCAAACGTTACTGTACCATTTAACAAGCCGATAAACGTATCAACAACACCTTGAATCGCGTTGCCAAACCCCTCAAAGGTCCCGCTTGCACCTGTCAACAGATCAATCGTCGCGCCTAATTGTGCTGGAAAATTTGTAGTAAATTCACCTGCGATCCTGAACGTTTCGATCCATGTACCAAGAGTGCTATTGACACCCACAATTGACTGGACAAACGCTTGAGCACTTGCTTCAATAGCATCTAGTTTTGCTTTAGCGTCTTGCGCCGCACTTGATACCGCTTGCATGGGTGCAACAGCATCTTGGAGACTTGCACCAACGTTCGGCATACCGCCGGCACCACCAGTCCCACCCCCACCCGCTGCACTCTTCGCAAGCGACTCCAAAAGCGATGCTTGCTCTGCAATCAGCGCATTCGTGCTGTTTGTGGCGTCGAGCATCGCTTGTTGCTGATCAATGCGCGCTTTTGCTGCCGCTTCTTCTTTTGACGCCGCGTCAACTTTGGCTTGCGCAGTTGCTACTTCGGCATCGCGTTGCGTTTCAATCCCATCGATCTGCTCTTGCAACGCGATTTGCTGTAACTCATTCGCTGCGAGGTCCTTTTCATACTGAGTCGCTTCACTATCCGCGAGAGTCTTATTCAGTTCTTCGATCCGCTGGAGATTGCGGATATGTTGTGCCTGATCCTGTAGCTGCTGCATCTGCGCGTTTAGCGGCGCAAGCATATCCGCGTACTTTTGTGTCGTACGATTTAATTCATCTTGCGCGGCTTCAAGTCGGCGTGTAGCGGCGCTCAGATCAAAATAGCCGCGTACAAGCCCACTCACAGCCCCACCCACCGGGCCTAGACTTGACACGATCCCATCAAACGTAGCTTGTGAGACTTCCCCTAGTCGGGCGATCTCAGACAACCCGGCGCTGATGCCTTGCCGCCCGGCCAGCAGGGTAGGGATCACCCCGCGCTGATCAAACTTGCCAGTGTCAACCAACCCTTTCAGACTGGACTCAATCGATCGCGAGAGATCATCGAACGCGCTGAAATCAGCTTGTGCCCATCCTTCGATATAGACCGTACCAGCTTCTTTACCCCACTCGTCAAGCTCTGGTGTGATCTTTGGCGGCGATCCGGGGCGCAACCAGTTGGCGATCACACTGCCGATCTGTTTTAAGACACTCACAACCGTATTGATCGCAGCAGCGATACCCGCCGCGAATTGATTGGCGATATTCTCACCCCACGCAAACGCAGCTTTCCCGTAACCAATAATTTGCCCCGCAAACTTTTCTAAGACGGCGATCACAAACTGCAAACCGTCTGCGAAACGCTGTGCCGCGCCAGATGCCTCAAGACGACCGAGCAGGTTTAAGATACCTTCAAGCGCGCGTTTTCCCGCATCAAACAACGGCTTAAAAGCGGTTGCTGCCAGCATTTTTGAACTATCGCTGATTGAAGATGTGAGTCCTTGCCAGGTTCCGGCTTGTAATTTCATCGCACCAGAAAACTTACCAAGATCGTCTGTGAATACTTTCCACATCTGATCAGCGCTCGCACCGCTCTTAGACATGGCTTCAAGCTGGTTGATCGTTTGTGGAGAGATGACTCCAAGCTGTTGGAGATTTTGAATCGCCTCTCCGATCGGCTTTCCGGCTTGCAGCGCGGCGTACATGCGGCCAGACCAGAACGAAATATCTTGAAGCGGTTTTGTAGTCGCCGCAGCAGCATCACCAAAGAGGGTGAGATTCGCCATGGTATTGAGCGTTGCACCACCAAAGACTTGTAGCTGCGCGCTCGCATCGATGATCGGCTGTGTTTCAAACGGGGTTTCTTTGGCGAACGTGAAAAGGTTTTTAACGTGTTGCGTTGCTACATCTGCGCTCCCCATAAGCGTCTGAAATTGCAGAGTCGAAGTTTCAAGCGTCGCGTTCATCCCGATTGCGGAATCGGAGATAAAATCGATTGCACCACCGATTGCAGCCGTACCAGCCATGGCGCTAATGAAGCTCGCAGCCGTACCCGCCGCTGTTTGCAGCACGCCCCCTAACCCACTGGTGCGCTTTTCCGCATCTGCGATTCCACCAGTGAACTGCGAGCTATCGAGTCCTAATTCAACGACAAGTTTTGCAAGTGTGGACAAAATTGCCTCTTGACAATCGATTGCACATGTGGTATTATGATGTCAGTCGATAATCAATAGCTGAAAGGCCGCGACAATGAACGGCAAGAATCAATTCTATATCCACCGCTATCCGACCGCATCGGGTTACATGTATCAAATCATGGATCGCATTGAAGAACGTCAGATATGCGATGGTAGCAGTAAAGCGGATGCCGAAATGATCGTAGCTGCACTCAACTGGTCACGTATGGCATACCGCATAATGAATACGGTTGTCAAGGCATTTCGGCATCTTGACGCACGTACCGGATCAAAGTCATGGAAAACGTTTACTAGCGGGCAGATAGGGCTTATTATGGCAGCGCTGCATGATTGCGATCTTCCTGAATCACTGCAATAATTCACACAGAATGCGAAAGCCGCTGATCTTAGGCGATCGGCGGCTTTTGGCGTTCGTCCTTCCCCCCAAACAAGGCGTTTATCATCTCAACCTGTGCAAGTAGTTCTTCTGGTGTTTTCTTGCGTTTCGGCCCACGATCGGGTGGATAGATGTCTTCCCACGTCCACACGCGATCCGATCGTTTCTTACGCTGCGTATTGAGCAGCGTTGCAACCACGTTACCAAAATAGACTCGTAGCGTGTTGCCGTCAACGATTGGATTGATTCGATCGTATGCGATCCATTCCAAAAACTCAGTAGACGAGATCGCATCTTGACACACCGCAACCGAGGGATGGCCGAGCGCCAATGTTAGTTTGAACCAGAATTGGCGCTCTGGTCGTTTTTTAGATCACCCGTAAGTTCGTTCAAGTCGCTTTGGCCAATACCCGATAGTTTTTGCGCCACGTCCGCTACACGTGACAATGCCGCCGCGCTCAATTGTCCAAGATCAGCGATCTCAGCATCCGTAAACATCCGTCGCGGAGTCTTGTCGTATTTAAGCACATACGATCTGCTATACTCGCTACCATCATCGGATGCGTGTACTTTTAGCTCAAAATCATCTGGATTGACGATCGAAAATGCGGCAAGCCGGGCGCGCACGTTGGTCATGTTCAGTTGGGTTGATCCGTTGATTCGCCCCTGAACCATAGCCCCCTCGAACGCATCACGCATACTCCCCGTAAGCTCGCATACGATCACACTACCACCCCATTCCGGTACGTCAACAACCTGCGTTTTAAGTCGCGCGCGCGCGCTGAGAATCTGATCCTTCGTTAGTAGTTGCATCTGCTCGTCATCCTATGCTAGTGTCGGTTGACCGCTGATCTTGAGCGTAATATCGGCGCTCAATTTGTCATCAATTGGGGCACCGGGACTAAAGTCTGTGAGAATCGCCGGTAATGTCCACGTTGTACCGGCGGTATCGGGAAATACGACTGTCCATGTGTCGATCGTTGAATTGTTCGCAAAATCAGCAAGCACGCCCGTTGCCGCGTTGTGTGTGGAGTTTGACGGGATATAGTTGATCGAAAACGACAATTCGCCGCCGTCTTTCAACGATTTACCAAACTCACGCCACATATTAGGTGATTGGTGGTGAGTCAACTCAAACGTATCGCGGCTCATGCCGGGTGGAGTAATATCATTCACTTCTGCGATCGTTGTGCCGTTACGCTTTAGCAGCGTGCCAAAGGCGCTGATTCCATTTGCCATTGTTTTACGCTCCTAAAACGCTAGAGTCCAACACAGCCGATCTTGATCGCCGCGTTCTCACCTTCACAGTAGAGCATGGCGTCGCTCTGATACCAACCGTTACGCTCAAACAGGAATACCGCGATCTCACCAGCCCCAACCGAGTACGCACTAATATCCCCCGATCGGTTGAGCGTAGACGACGATGCAAGCGATGTAAACGTCACGGTATAGGCGTTGGTTGCGTGTGTATTATGGACAATTACAAACAGTCGTCCAAAATCGCCCCATGCGATCTGATTACCACTACTGCCAGACGATCCGGTAACCGCCGTCTCTGTAAGATCGGCGCTATTCGCAGAAAGCGGCAACGACGGATACGATCCGAGTAACGTTGTTTTGTCTAACGTAGTGCGTGCCATTTAACGATCCTCTTTCTCAACTGCGATACATTCAACATCTGCACCAACTAATGCATTTGTGTCGATACCTAGCAGATCAGATGTACCGTAGTGAAATACGACGATTCGTAACGGTTGATCCCAATCGGCATAGATATTTATTGCGTAGACCTCTTGACCTTCGAGTCCAAGCGTTTTGACAATCTGCTCAATAAGCGGATTTGATTGTATAATGTTTTTACGCTGTTGTGTCATGTTGGACTACAAGATCAATGATCTTTAAGCGCTTTTGCACCGTTTCGTCGTAATCGTCACGCTCACTCATCCATTGGATGCGATCGATGCGTACCGCTGGTGATCCTGCGATGCCTTTATAATCCCTCAGAACACGCTTAAAGTGGTTTGTAAGCGTTTCAACCAGATCATAGGTGTTATGCCACAGTGTTAGCTGTAAGCGCGTCTTCGCGAACCCGGGCGCAATTTGCGTACGATCAACGTTGTTATGTGCCGATTCAGTGACTGTATCGATTAGTTGGTAATCCACAGCCGGATAGGTATTCATTGACTCCGGTATCGGCTTCGGGTACCAACGTGATGCAATCTGCGCGCCTATCTGCGAATCTGCGAGCGCGATTGCGCGTACTGCGTACTGTACCGTCATGATATTAGATGATTGATCTGAGCGCTGATTGCGTTGCGTATCTCGGCTTGTGCCTTAGATAGCTTCGTGTCAAACGCAGGTCGCAAGAATGGATGCGCCGCCATGTCCCACGTACCAAACTCCTGATGCGGCCCATACTCGACATCCGTACCGATTTCTGCGACGATTCGATTATCATTTTTTGTCACGATCTCAGTATGGATTGATCGCCTGAGTGTACCCGTCTCATATGGTGCAAGCGTTTTTGCTTCGTTTTGGATCGGTAACGCACCGGCTGTAAGCGCATTTGACAGCACTCGCGCTTGCATACCCGACTCAAGCCGTTTAAGTTTCGATTGTAGTTCTTGCATCCCGCGAATCTTAGGGGCCATGACTTATAATCTCGGTCGTGAGTGTTGTATGCGCGCGTTCGGAGTCGTGCGCTACGCTTAAGATGTCATGCACATCGCCGTTGCACACAAACTGATCGGTAACAACAATCTGCGGATAATATCCTTGCAACGCGATCGAATACGCAAACTCTACCACCGTTGAGTCTGATCTACGTACTTCAGCGCCAGATGTATCTTGCGCGATCTGTGCCAGGATACCGATCAATGTTTGCACAGGTAGGTATGTAATTGTCTCTTCACCACTGCCCGCGTCTTGCACGACGGTTTTACGCTGGATATACCCGCGCGAACTGTGATGCGTATGCAATTCACGCATTAAGCGTGAATGAAACAGCCGACTCGGATTAAACATTGCGCTCGATCGACTTAACAATCAATTCACGCTCGCCAAAGTCGTTATTGACTTGCTCTGCATAATCAAAGCCGCCACCAGCCGCTTGCTCGTCATATTCAGCAGCAGCTATCAATTTATCCGCGCGTTTCAGAAGTGCATCGCTCACACGCGCGCCATCGGTGGTAAGGTTCTGGAGTGTAATCACCTTTAAGACGAGCGCTTGATCGCTTGCGATTGCACCAAGCGCGCGGGCAGTAGCGCGCTTAATGCTGTTATTTTCCTCAGATAGCCAAGACTCGATCTCTTCGTTTGAAAAGATCGGGTTTGACTCGTCGCGATCGGGTATGTCACGGCGTACACACCCGACTGATGTAGTTATGTCGTAACTCCACGTCATTTCGATGCCTTTGACGTACTAACGCGCATCTTTGACAGTGTGTCAGTGAGTTTATCGATCGATTGCACCACATCACGCATATTGCGGTTAAAACGACGCATTTCGATCAGTAACGCACGCGAATACGATTCCCCAACGGTTACCGCGTTCGGTAGCTTATCAGGATCGTAATCAAGCCGATCGTTGTCTTTACTAGCTTCCGCTGCCATCGCTTACTACAACCATGTTATAATCGATCAACGTTCCACCAAGAATGTGCATGATCTTTTGATGGATAGACATATCCTCGTAATCACCCATCATTGGATCAACGCCACCACCGAGCCGTTGCGTATTTGGCGCCTTTTGCCACATAGATGGTTCTTCATACCCCTGAAGGAATGTCATTTCCATCGCGGGCCGATCTTGCGGATCGGCAAACAGGTACCATGTCGTATTTTTGTTTGCCGACGTGTCAACGATCGGAAGATACCAGTTAGTTACGGGTTTGAAGCGTTGCATCCAATTTTCGGTAAGGATACGCACGCCAGCGCTCGCTGACGCAGGTACAGCCTCAATCGATACTGCACGCAAGAGTTTTGTAGCAGCGATCGTCAACAATGGCGGCACAAGCAGCGTAATACCCTCCACAACGATTGGTTGACCGTTACTATCCGTACGGCCATAGAGTAGGTTAACAGCGGCTTCAAGACCCGACTCACCAAGCGCTGGGTTACCTGTTACGATGTTGTTGTGTCCGGCGCTGAAAAACGTTGAATCGGGTCCAGTGGAGTTGACAAAGAGATCAGTTGCGAAATACTCTTCGGTTCTCCGCGCGGCACGTGCAAGGAATTGCGGCAAGCGGGATAGAAATTCGCCACGCCGATTGATCAGCATGCGCCAGTTATACGTATATCCGCGTTCGTAGACTTGTACTTGAGTCGTGTACGGCGTTTCAGACAAATCGTTATCGATGTCAACGCCGTCAAGTTCTGCTTTGCGATTCGACGGATACAACGGCTGTTGCATACCATCCAATGCGATTAGGCGCGCTTGCCGGAAGTCAACGACCGTACCGCGCTGCGCATACGCGGGCCATGTTACTGGCGTCTCGCGATACTGCGCAAGCAAACGTGTGTCGAGGATGTCACCAAACAAGATCGGAAAATCACTGGTTGACATCACTTCACGCATGTGATGCTCGCTGATCTGCCCGTTCTTGAATGCGACCAAGAAATCACGCATTTCACGCAATTTTGCCTGATGACGCGGATCAAACATACGTTTTGGCGTGCGAGACGGGCCGCGTTGCTGAATATCGCGCCATGCTTCGCTGAATGATCGCTGTGGGAGATCGACGACCTGTACCGCGCCACTGTCTGTCAATTCGCGGAGATCGGTATCGGTAAATTGCTCTGGACTAAAAAGCGGGTGAGTCATTATCTTTGATCTCCACACTACTTACGGGTATATTCGATCCAAGCGCCGTACAGGTACGCCGCATCGGTCGTATGCGCGCCAACAACGAGTCCAACACTCGCCATAGTCGGGTAGGCACCGATGTCACCAGCTGCAATCGTTACACTATATTTTGCAACGGTTGTGCCGGTTACTGCCGCCGTGTTGCCGCCAGCATTGGTATCCCCAACCCCCTCGAAATAGGACACTGCAACCGTTGGCGTATTCGTCGCACCCGCCATTGCCATCAAAAGATTGACGGTAACAGCGGCAGTATCGTCAAGATCGGGCGGATATGCAAAACTCCATACGATCTCATCGCTATTCGATGCCGCCCATGCGATCCGCAATTGCTTATCGGTTGCAGCATTCACACGCTGCAAGATCGGCGTAGTATTCGATGACAACATGCCAGCGTCACCAGCCGTGTTGATAATATCGTTGGTTGCGATCTCGCGCGCGGATGCAAGCGGTAGGGGGATGTAGCCGGTTGCAAGCGTTGTGGTAAGTTTTGCAGCGGTTACGCCGTTTGCAGCGAGTTGAGTCGTACCAACGAGTCCCGCGCTCAGCGTGCCGCTCCCTGGCGATGGTACGTGCCATACGTTGATCGTTGACGTTGCACCACTCGTTACCGTATCATCAGCGAAGCCATAGAAGTAGCCCGATGATTTCTTGCTGAGAAATCCCGTACCATCGTTTATGTCGGCGTCAACATAGAACAGTGCATCGCCAACTGCAACCGCGCTGTTTCCGCTATCATTGACACCCTTCACACTCAACAACGCACGGAACGGCCCGGTATCAACCGTCGTTTGAGTAGATGTGTTCCCGCCACCACCCTCATCCGTCAACGCCATACCAGTTTCAAGACCGATTCGACACGGTTGGCCCGAAAGTGGTGTGGTTGGGTGCGTGACAGTCGCGCTCTTATGCCAACACGACAAAAACGAGTCACGAGTCTGATTTGTTGCCATGTTGACTCCTAATCGAGTGCTTTAAGCGACTCAACAAATTCGTTATAGCCTTTTACGCCGTCATCATTCGTTGGCGCTTGCGATCCGTTGCGCGCACCCATATAGCGCGGTGATCCACTTCCAAGCGATGCGAGATACTGCATTTCCTCAGTAACAGCCGTTTTAACGACTTCGACAAGCGCCGCACTGTCAAGCACGCCGTCTTTTAGCGTATAACGCCGTGCAAGCCCATTCACAGGGTTACACAGCCGATCGCGTGTGGGTTGGGGTAGTTGAGAATACTTGCGGATTTCCGACTCAACTAGCGTTTGTGCATCACGCAAACACAGCGCTTCGTTTTGTCGTGCGATCGTCTCCTCAAGTTTCGCAAGCCGATCAGCGGTTGCGGTATCAATCGTCATTTCCGACTCCTGTGATGTATTTTTGCGCGCGCTTTCATATAATGGCAACACTTTTCCGCCGCGCCCCGCGATCGTCACGTAATCGACTGACTTGCCTTCAGTAATCGCGTCTACGATGTTTCCGCGCCGCCCTTCGACTTCTCCGATATGCGCTTTACCAGACGCGCGAATCGATGTGCCAATATCCGGCGCGATCACGTCAAGTGTTTTACCGAAATCAGGCACAACTTTCGCAGACGCATACAAACCAGGCCCTTGATCAACACCCTTGGGATCAATCCAGTGATCGTACCACTTTGCATCCTCTTGCAGCGTTGATCCAAGCCGCGTGAGTGTGCCTTCCGGTCTGGTTGCCTCTTCAATTGCGGTTGGATGATCGATGTAGTTGTGTAGACCCCTTTTGAACACTTTTGGCCCATCGCGCTGCAACACTTCGCGCGAGTAGTACCCCGATGATCCCCAACCGGGCGAGATCAGCTTAAGCATGACCGTACCGTCGTTTGACACGGCACGCTCTACCAATGCAACCGAATCGCCCTCAAGCTCTACGGTTGCACTCTCATAGGTATTGGTTGGTACTGGTTGTGGAGATTGATCGCTTGTGGGGACATACTGCACTTTACGCGACACTTCGATCGGTGTACCAAACGTAGCAACCCCCGTTTCATCGATCGCGTAATCACATTGCATCCATCCACCATCCCAACCGTTGCGATAGACGAGGTTACTATCGAATATATCCTCAATCATCGCGCGATTGGAAACTTTTTCGCGGATTTCACGACTTAGTGCGGCATGCAGATCGCTATTAGCAAACCCAGCCGCCTCTTTGACATCGGTGGGGGATTCATCATCAAGATCGCCCGCCGCTGTGAGCACAGCGCGGATCGCATCGAGCGCGGCGTGGATGCGGGATTTGTTGGCTTTATTGAGGACCTTACCGGCTTCATGAAGTGTCATAGTTATACCGCATTGCAGTGCTGAGTATGACGAGCAGAAAGGCAAGACAACGACGACAGAGAGTGTTCGCACCGCAACGCGGTAGGGGAGCCTATCACGATTTGGGGGAAATGTCAAGGGGGTAAATAAAATGCTCAAAAAGTCGTAGACTTGAGGTATTGACAATCGATTGTAAATATGATATAGTAACTGTAGTCGATAATTAATGGAGTTAATCATGAAGGCACGACGCTTTTCAACACTCGATAAGATCAGACTGACACCTAATCAGTGTAAAACCACGGCGGAGTTAAACGGGCGCGGTACACACATGTGGAGCGCGGGAGTCAAAATCAATACACCCGATGGTATCGGTGCGCTTGACAATGACGTGTACACCAACGATCAGACCGTATACGTCTTTTTCGAGAATTTGTTAGATGTCAAAACATACAACATCGATCAAGTATCACGTATCGTCAGGAGTCGATCATGAGTAATCGTATTTTTCTCGGTGTCGTTTCGTTCGCGCGGGCGAACGAATACGCCGATCGAACGCATTATCGGATCGAACACGCCAATCTAGGCGAAATTTTGCGATCGATCTGGAATCCTAGCAGATGCTTGTATGATGTTGAGATCGGATATGGGATTGACGATACAGAATGGATCACAATGTCTGATAGTGATCCCGTTGGTATCTGGCAATACACCGATTAGTGTACGCGCCTTAGTAGGATGTCGCAACGGCATCCAGGGAATCGAAGTGGGCGATCATGCCCCGATGGAAACGCCCGATCGATCGGTATCCATCCTGCTGCGGCGTTCTCACGGCAACCATCTGATACGCGATCGTCACGACTCGTCAACCAGGACTTTTCAAACTGCAACCCGGTATCCATCGCATCGCGCACCAGACCGATCGATCCGGCTGTGTAGCTGTTGCCAAGCTCTGTAATTGCAACCAGTTGCGCGCGTGTTCGGGTGTGTTTTGGCCCGCCTTTTGGGGGCTTTGCGAACGATGCAAACTCTTGCTTGATCATTCGCGCAAGCACATCATAACTCGTACCATCCTCAAGCCCCTGTGAGATAATCGCTTCGATTCGCTCTTTGGTCGTCTCGTCAACGTCTGTTTTAAGGCGAGATTTATACTCTTTGAAGTATGCAACCGCGCGAGGATTTTTAAGATCGAAATTCAAACCGAGATTAAGCGATCGATTGCTAAAGCTCATGCCGTAGAGATAATATTGCTCAACAAGCTCTTGAATCTTACTGAGTGTAAGATCACCAGTCTTGACGAGCGCAACAAAGATGTCATCTATTTCAGCGCGCGACTCACTAAGCGGTTTGTGTCGTGCTTGGAACGCAGCAGTAAACGCGATGCTCTGCACACGCCAGTATGCCGCGATTAGCTTTTCGACTTGCGACTCATCGATCGCACGCTGCTTCTTTGTGAGTCGATTCGCAGCTTCAAGAAATTGATCGAAATTTACACGCATCAGGTATTGACAATCGATTGTTGTCATGGTACGATTACATCAGTTGATAAACGATTTACACGAAAGGTAATAACAATGGCAACGCAATTACTCGGGATCGTAACCGAAGAGACGCACCAGCGCCCACATATCAAAGAGATTCGGCGCTATTACGATCCGAAGATCAACCGCTATTACTGCATTGTCGAAAAGAAGAACGGTAAAACAAAGATGACACAGATGTATGGAACGTATATCGAGGCGTATAACAACGCATGTAAGGTTAAGTAGCTCACGTTTGTAGTCTTGTAGCGATCTCGCGCAATGCTTCGGTAGCTGCTGCGAGATCGCTACCTTGATTCATCTGGAAACCATCGGGAAATAGTCGATCAAGTATCTCGTCAACGTCATCGACTCCAAGCTCGTTGAGTAGGAGTCCGTAGACGTATTTCACGTCATCTACGATCAGTGTCTTGCCGTCGAGTGTGAACGCGCTGATAATCGCTGCTACGGCTTCACGTGCGCTATGTTCCAGGATCGGCGGGAAATCGACGTTGATCGTCGTGTCAACCGAGTCATCGAACACGACAACGTTTTCGCCATACTCGTTTACTGTAAGATCGCCATAGCCGCGTAATGCACCCTGCGGGGCGATCACGGCCTGATTTAGTTGATACTTAATCAGCGTCTTGAAGATTTCGATCCATAGTTCTTGACGATCGGCAAACTGTAGCTCAGTTGGCCGATTCAGTGATTGTGCGGTTGCGTGATTTCCCATATCAACATTGCCGAACCATGTTGTTGGCAAGCCGAACGCAGCCGCTACCATGTCAAGGATCGGTTGGCCCTCGGTTGCGCTGGTCGTTGATCCGGCTGTTCTGATCGGGTTTAGTTCGTTGCCATCATTATAGATATGAGTCGAACCCGTCAGCGGGCTAGGATTCGACTCACGTGGCGCTGTGGCGCTCAGAGATGTATTTAGGCGTGTTTTAGCAGCTTGCACACCTCGCGCACCACCTTGCACCTTCTGTGCCCACGCAAAACGTGCCAGCGCACGAATGATGGTCGCAAAATCCTCTAAGAACGTCTTGTAGGCTTTTGCCCAATCGAGCGCGGCATAAATCTCTGAGACGCCAAACACCCAATCACTGAACCCGCCCGTCTTGACGTGGTAAACCGGGTGCATTTCGATCGGATCGCTTCCAATGCCTTGTGACTGGTCATCACGATACCTGAAATCACGATACCACAGCGTCTTTGTGGTAGGACTCGATTGCCCGGTTGTGGTGTTAAAATCATCGTACGATACAATGCGTTTATAGTACCAGATTTTCTTTTTGTTCTGCGGATCGCGGATGATGTCTTGAATCTCATCCGGTGGAATCGTTCCCAACCGAACCTTGCCAGTAACCGGATGCGTAAACAGGACAAAATACAGATTCCCATCCACACGCAGATCGATGTCTTTTTGTTTGCGTGCGATCGGCCCGGTTAATTCAAGCTGGTTGGTTTCATCATCGATGAACGCTTGAATAACCGCGTTTAGTTCATCATCACGCGCGGAAATATTCACACCGCGCCCAAAGACGTAGTACGTAATTGCCTTGCAGCCACGTTGGATAAGCGGATTTTTCAAATAATTCAGGCGTGCAAGACGGGTGATCGTTCGGAGCGATTCGCGACTAAACGACTCCGCGCCATAGGTGCCCATACGCACCCATCCTGCTTGCTCTTGCTCCAGCGAGATTTCAAGATCGCGGATCGATTCTTCTAGCAATGTATCAACGTCGTTCAAACTCGTTCCAATCTACACGCTTTAGGTATTGACAATCGATTATAGTCATGATACAGTGATGTTAGTTAAGAAACGATTGTAAGAAAGGGTAAAACAATGTCACGCGAAATTACGATCTACATCGACACATCCGACGAGTCCATGATAGGATCGAGTACGTGGGAACAGTATAACGCCCAACGCAGCGTCCAAAGGTTTCTCGATCTTGTTGTCAAAGAGGTTACAGCCATTTGGCCGAATTATAGCATATGGATTGAGCAATCAATTGGTGGGCGTACACTGATCGAGGGATCAAATGTCGATCAAACGATGCGTGACGACATTCGCGCCGTAATCACGGACGTATGGGATCGGCAAGATTGGTTTGTCGCGTAGTAGCCCCCTCGCTAAGTCTCGCAATAGACAGAAAGGAATCAAACCATGACCATCAAAGACGCCGTAAAAGCCGCTATCGCCGCAATGCCGGGTAACAAGCCGTTTCGTGCCGCTGAGATTCCGCCGATAGCTCATCCGGCTGGTGAGCATTCAATCGAAGATACGACGTACCTTAGTGGTGATCAGGTATCGAGGGCGATTCGTGATCTGCCGTATGTTCAGCGTGGGTTTGGCAAGTGTCGTGTGAAAGGTCGTCGCGTGCCACAGCGCTAAACCCGGCAAGCCATTTCTTGCGCCAGAATCGCCTTTGCGGAGTGTCTGTACCATACGGACACACCGCAATTGTTTTACCGTCTTGCGCGGCTTTTGCTCCAGCATCGATCACCGATTGCCATGCTTTGACGTTGTTGCTCATCGTAAAAATCGATCGTAAGATCGTGTAAAAAGGTATTGACAATCGATTGCAGCTATGGTATACTGGTCTCAAGTCGATAATCGATTAGCTGAAAGGGCGAGGCAATGCAGACCACGGGTACCGTAATTGAGATGCACATCACAGGCAAGCGACTCATGGACATGTCCGACAATGAGATGGATGTCTACGCCACGCCGGGCGCATCGGAAGCGTATTGGGCCAGTAGGCCGAACTTTATGTACGATAAGTGCATACAGACAGCCCAAGCGATCATCGATGACATCTGCATGGGATACGGCTTGGACGAAGACGATCTTCGCAAGAACGAGGACTCCTATACGTTCCTTGTCGAACTCCTTCCAGCGCGCTAGATTCAGATCATCAAAAGACGCCTGATCGTAATGATCAGGCGTCTTTTGATTCACTACGCTTGATCGTCAGTACAATCTGTCCAGCCGTCTCACACATCACGCACGCCTCGGTTTCAGCTTGGTTGACGTATCCACACGTGATACACCTCAAGCCTTCTGGCACCTGCGTAAACGGCTGGCGCGCGATCACAGCACCGATCGTCGCGTTCGGATCGATCTGTTTGATCATGCGCTCCACTTGCTTGATCGTCTTGTCGTCAAGCGGTGAGTCCTGCGTAGCCGCCCTTGTGGTCGTTGTTGGCGTTACTTCATCCTTTGCCATCTTTTACCCCCTCAATATGGACTAATCGAGTATTGCTCATCGTGTACGATCACTTCGGTGGTTTCTTCAAGCTCAATTCCAACGTTGTCGATAAAACAGACGACATAGCGCAAATCGTCAAGGCCATGATCATCGGTCTTGACGGGCGCCTCTTTCGCGATCACATCCCCTGGTTTGGGTTTCTGCCATTCGTATCCATCAAACTCTTCGATAGTTGACGTAGGGCGATGCACATCTGATAATCGCTCGTCAATCTCAACAAGCGAGTCGCGCATAAAGAGTAAACGCGGAATCCCATCGCCTGCTGGTCGTAAGCGATTTCTAACCGCTTCAATACCGAGCGAAACGCTTTTGAATGCCGGATAGGTAGCAATACCGTGTTTAAGCAGCGTAGCGCGATCTTCAGCATCATGATCTGCAACCACAGCCACGATATTCTCAGCGCCAGAAAGACGGATGATTTCAGGTGCAACATCTTCGATTAACGTTTCTGTTTGATAGATTTGTCGATACTGAATGAGCTTATCATCCGGTGACAGCGCATACCACGATATTGAAAGCGGATTCGTAAAGCCAAAATCGATCGAGATATAACACGGCCAATGTTTCGGGATGTCAAACCGATCAATGACGTGAATCTCTTGGTCAAACTCTGGATAAATCGCACCTTCGGGTGACGCCCACAACCCCTTAAATAAGCGAAGCGATCGAACGCCTGTCAGTTTCGCGAGTCGTTCAATATACCGTGTACCACGTTTTGTCCAGCATTGTTTGATCGTATTCCACAGCGACGGATTATCCTCGTGACGGCTTGAAAGCCCCCGTAAACGTCCATTATCAACGTACCGTTTAATCCAGTGTTGCTTTCCGGCTGGGTTAACATCAAGGATGACTTGCTCAAATTCGAGGACTCCACCGCGCAAACGGGTTGTAAGCGTCTCGTAATCGCCCTCGGTTATTTCTTCCGCTTGCTGAACGTAGATGACATCGTATTCAGCGCTCAGAATCTTCCCGATATGATTCGGGTCTAATCCCCCAATGTCAATTTCAGACCCGTTTCGGTAACTGTACACTTGTCGATTACGGCGCTGCGGCCCCTCCCGGACGAGTCTGTGATCGAGACCGAGCACGTTCCGCTCGAAAGTAACGAGTCCAGTGTTGCTAAGACTTGCGCGAGTCTTCCGCGCGATAAGACCGCGAAAACCAGCGTTGTTTCGTGCAAGTTGGTGGAGTTTATAGAGTGCCGCAAACGATTTACCTGTTCCAGCCGGACCAACCAGCGCAACGTCAACGTTGTTGAGTGTTTGCAGTTCCAGCGCAGCGCCACGAAACTCCGGATCGTCAATCCGTTTCGTTTGCTGATTGTTGTGTTGTAGATTGTCCACCAAGCGCGGAAGCGATGGCAGTAACTCTAGCGGTAACGATGTCAACATATGCGGCTAGATCGCGTGCGTTCTGCTGTTTAATCCACGTTGGATCGGCTTGTGTCACTTCCAATACGGTTGTAACATTCGTTAGTGCGGCTTCAAGGAATTCACTCACCAGTACCCCAAAACGCTCACGATCGATCATGCGTGCGAGCATTTCGTCACGGTATTGCGGCAAATCCTTATGCCAGTGCTTGATTGTCCACAGCGGTACGCCGGTCGCTTTTGCTACGTCATATTCGCGTTCGCCAAGCATCAGACGTGACACAGCATCCGCTTTCACGTCTACCGGCCATGGATTCCCGCGATCGTGTGCTTTTTCAAGCGTCATACGTAAATTTCACCAGTTATCTCGTAATGATCGCCACAATCACAACATGACCAGATAACACGAAAATCAACCGTAAACACCTCATATAGTCGCGCCATAACATAGTGCCACAGATCGACAAGATATTGCCGCTGCGGATTGCGAAAACGCACTTTCTCAACCCTAAAGCGCGTTGATCCGTAGTATTGACGCTTACTGCGATCCATTTGATCCCCCTATTACCGGCTGAGTCGTCACGAAACGCAAGCCCATGTTGATCGCGCCAACAACAATCAAGATGTACGGCTTGGCCGACTCCAATGCTGGAACGTCTGCAAGCTGCAAGCCGGCCCCTGCGAGGATCGTCAACACAGCGAACCATAGCGTTTTTGATGTGTACCAGGGTTTAATCGGGTTTGTCATTGCTATTCCTCATCGCTATGATCGTCTGCGCAATTACACATACGACAAATGCGATCAATAGTATATTATACATCAAATCAACCATGATCTGCGTCTTGTGATCCGTATGGCGTAGCGCGGTACATACGCCTATCGATCAACGCCGTAAAAAGATCAATCATTTTTTGACGTGCCGTCTGTTTGTCACCAGCAAAGGCGATATAATGACTACCGATTGCATCACTTCGTAGATCATAGAGATCGGTTTCAAGATCAGCGATCTCTAACCCCCAAAACTCACTACTCGCGCTAGACATGATCAACATCCTTTATTTTCGGTTGCCCGCCGTTTGTCATACCGAGTGCATACAAGCCGAAATAGACACTTGTTACCACTTGCACCGTGTAACCAAGCGTCAATAAAACGACGTTTAGCGACGGCGGAGCGCCGATCACCGCGTTATCCGCCGCACGGATCGCGACGAGTACGACAATCACATTAAAGAACGCATGCCCACACTTTTGGACAAACAGACGGCGCATCGCGTGTGATCCGGAGAAATGCAGTCGGTAGATACGCCACAGCAGCGCGCAGTTGATACAGAGCGCTGCAAATGATATAAAACACCAGATAATAAGCGTTGCAATCATTGATTTCTGCGATCTTTCTCAATTGCTTGACGGATACGGTTAATCGCCTCAGTAAGCTCTGCGAGTCGTACGGCTTGATTCGCCATGACACCGCTTATCTGTGCTGTGTGCTCTTTGAGGAGTTGATCGCGCTTATCGAGTGCGGCTAAGAACTTATCAAGCTCCGCGCGTCGATCGGCGGCCGTTTGTTCCAATTGCTTAGTGATCAACGGCCATACGTCGCGACGTGCGAAGTATGCAAGCGCGGCAAGGATTAAGAGCGGTATTCCAAACGTTTTACCAAACTCTACCCAATCCACAACGTCATTCACCAACTGCGCGTTCTGTAGGACGTAGTTCATCGATGATTGCGGTTAAACGGTCTACTTTACGTTCGAGTCGTTGTATTTCGTCAATATGCCGATTCGCGTAGCTGAGAATCACAAAATCGACACGCTGCATAACGATCTGCAACGCATCGCGGAGTCTTACAGGAAGCGTATCAAGAAATCGCAGCCATGCCTCTTGATTCATCACATCTCACTGTAGAGTCGTCCAAACGCCTTGTTGACGGTCTTATTGTAGACGATAAAACCGTGTTCAAAAAGCTGAATACTCGTCACGCCGTTACCATCGAGCGGGGTAACATACGTCTCACGAGTCAACGCCTTACCGTATTTCTCCGGTCGTTTCAGCCACGCTACAGGGATTGCATAATCCCAGTTGACGGGAATCGTACCCCAACGCTCTGCCATCGATGTCGGCATTATCGGTAATCCTTTTGCACGTAAACACCATCCCTCTACTACCGCGATCGTCAATTGACGCGGGTCCCAACGACGTTTCGGTACGGCAACATCCGCATCGCCATGGCGAAAGATCGGGATGTTACCGAATCGCGCTCGCAGGTCGTTTATGCGCCAACCGAGGGATAGCAGTTGATCGTCTGGGTAAAACGGGGATGGGCCGCTCTTGCGTTCTAGTTCGATGCCGTACGATACGAGATTAACCGCATTGTTGCGATACGTCATGCCATCAATCGTTATCGTAGTTTCAACGCCAGCATGCCACGTAGCAACGTCTGGAGAGGCATAATTATAGATCGTACCATCGTACCAAATCAGATCATGGATTGACGCACCGCGATCGTTCTTGACGAGGTACCTTCGCGAGTCACCAGACGGCGCATCCGTATCGTGCAACATGATACACCGTGGTTGCGCGCCATAGATACCGCGTGATCCTTTGTGTACCGTACGATACGTTCTATCGTCAACTTTCGGTTGATTCATCCGACTCACCACAGCGATCACAGCGCGTCGCCAGATAGTAACAATCTTCGGTAACATAGTCACCAAAACTCGCATGTATTAACCCGCCGCATTCACACGGCTTAGGGTACCCAATCCAACACATAGCGCAGTTTTGATCGCCTACAGGGTGATCGCAATATTCGATCTCGATTGTTTCAGCGTTTGACACCGATCGCACCCGCTTTCAAGCGCCGGATAGCGCCGCGCATCTTCCGTGCCGTCATCGGATGACGGCTTAATGGCGTGTTGACGATTCCAGCCGCATAGAGCGATCGATAAAATCCGTTTAGCGCTGTACCGAGATCAAAACAAATCGGTGATACCATTTCCGTGATCGCGTTCCATGCGGTAATCACACGATCGCTCGTTAAACTCATCACGGCTGAAAGTTCGTCAAGCTGTTGCTGATTCATCGCTAAATCGCTCACTATCTGTGAGAACACGCTTATCAAAATGTATTTTTAGCTTAATCCCGCGCGCCGACATAAGCCGACGAACGATTGAGTCACCAAGCGCAACTAATAGATCACACTCAAATAGCGACGCATCGAAGATCATGCTACCATTGGCACGCGTTGACGCTGCATAGATTTTAAGCGCTTCGTCTGGTGTTACATGAAACGTAAGCATTGATCATCCTCGGTAGTAAAAACCGGCATGAGCGCCCATTCACATCACCCATGCCGGTTCCTGCCAGGGATCGCTATGCGCCGATCCATACTCATTATATCACGCCCTGTCAAGGGTACACAAAAAGCCGCGCTCTAGCTTTCATAGTCAGCGCGGCTTTTTGGGGCCGAGAGGGGTTAGGTTGTGGACTCGCGAACCGTGGTATTCTGAAGGACGATCGAGTCTATCACAGCCGGAGTATTTTGTCAAGGTCTTGCTTTCCAGCGTGAGCGTGCTATACTTGACACAGCGTAGTGACACATTTAGCTGAGAAGGACAGGCTATGATTCGAGTCAAAGAGCAGCAGGTCGTAGGCTACCGCAACCGAGCTAACTATCAGGGTACTGTTATAAAGACGCTGTGGGATGACGACAGCGTCACGTACACAACCAAATGGTATCTACCAAGCGGCTGGACTGAAACCGATTACCATGACAACCAATGCCCAATAATCGATATACCACAAAACGAACAGAAGTCGTAAAATGACACAACTGATCCATCACAGCATTGCATTCCTCGTGGCAACCATCGCCGGATTGGCCGGAAACGCGGTGGGCGGGCCTGGAATGGGCGTAGTTAGCTTCGTTGGTATCTTCACAGCCCTAGAACTCCGTGCCTCGCAGAGACCCGCCTATCGCGTTACGTGGGGTTCTGACATAATCAGAAAAATCCGACACTCCATCGCTAGCGCGATCGATGATGAAACACAGCGGCTTGTCGAAGCGCTACGATCACAGCCGCGCGGGGCATTGAGTCGTAGCCTTGACGATCCGCGTTTCTCACAGCCGGGATGTTGCATCTGCAAGCGTACTGACGTAGCATTGCCCTATCGCGGGCCGGGGAGTGCGTCAATCCTACGTATTTGCACAGCCTGTTACGCATCCGGCGGTACACCTAAAACCCATTGGCACTACGCTCCCGCATACACCGGAGAGACGATCCGACTCGATCAATAACAAGACAGAAAGGAGACGACCATGATCATACCAGAAGACATTAAACACATGACGCCGGATCAAATCAAAGCATTGCCAGCAGACGATCGCAAAGAACTCGCGCGGGAGTTTACACGCCGCTATTTTAAGGAAAGTCCCGATCCAGCCGATCGATCGCACGATGTTGACAAAGCGCTGGACTCAGTTCCAGCAAACGAGGATTGGACCGACTATAGCAATCACTAACCACAGTCGATAGTTATCCAGCCAAACGCACCTGTTAATCGGGTGCGTTTTGTTTTGCACGCTGCGAGTCGATTTTCTGACAAGTTGTCAGAATTAAAACACTTGTGCGGGTTACGTTTACGTGTATTGAGACGTTGTATCACACGAAAGCGGTACCGTTTTTGCATCACAAAGCCAAATGCCAACCTTGCCAACCTTGCCAACCTCCCTATATATTTAATTCTCTGACTCTAATTCTTAACAGCTTACACTGCTATCCAACCCCACCTAATAAAAATAATAAATATACATATGGTTGGTAAGGTTGGTAAGGTTGACCGGACGCATAACAAAAAGATCAGCTTACACGCTATCGTTGCCAACCTTGCCAACCTTGCCAACCTCAAGACTGGATACTACGCGAAATCGTGTAGACATCTGTTCTACTTGACACACGGG